ATAACCGCCAATCTCTGTTGTGGATCAATGGCGCCAGAATACATTGGTTCTGGTAGCTTGAGGGTTGAAATGCTTAAATCAGATTCAATAACATTAGCAGGATTCGCTAAAAAGCCGTATACCATACGACCATCTGGTAAAGCCATCCCTCTGTAATAGGTATTAACCTTGACAGAATATGCTAAACCAATATTAGTGTTCGGCGTAGTCCATCCATTAGATTTCCAAAGTGGTATATTTCCTTTTCTAATTTCCAATACTGGGCGTTTGCCGTGATAAATACCTTGAATGCTACTCATACCATCACCTCAAATTTTGCAATAATATAGTAATCCCGATTGTTATCATAGGCATCCAACGCCTGATATTCGGCTAGTGTGCCATACCAATTTCGATAGGGATCTAAGTCTGCTTCTTCAAGCGCCTTTTGCCAAGATGACCATGTTTGTCCATGATAAAGCTCGCGATGCCAAGATTGGCCGCTTGCGGTATCTGGCATGAATGTCTGGACAACACTTCCGTACACGTCACGCACCTCAAGTCGACCAAATTGCCCATCCACCGGTGCATTGTTGGCAACTGTTGTGTTGCTAACAGTGAAGTTTCCAGTAATCGTCATAGTATCGAAATTAGGATTATTAGTGGTACTAAGCTTGCCATATTCTTTATTAAGGTCGCTTTTCTGCATAATTTCCGCAGCATCAATAACTTTGGCAGAATTGGGATCTTGCCAGCCAGATACAAGCAGCAACTTTTCATCCGCCGCCACCACACTTGATTCTCCGTCCTTTGACACTGCGGGAAATGTCGAAGGCATAGTTCCTGAGAGAATCTTAGCCACAATATCAGAACTGCTTTCACCTGCTCCAATGACTGTCAAACCACCACCACCTAGGCGAACGATGTCACCCAAATTGGTTCCAGCGTTGTATCCTTGCAGAACCGGATTATCACCGGTCCCAGAGCCAGTGTTCATGGCCAGTTTTGGCGCACCATTAATTGTCAGATTGTCTGCAAATTTAAAACCTGCTGCCAGTTGATCGGGTTTGTCTTTGTAAACGATATTTTCTAATTTCGGTGCAATATCCTCGGTCACTTGTTTTCTCAGTGCTTGATCTGCAGCGACGCGGTCTTTTGCTTCCTGAGAAATTGCCTGGCTATTGGCCTGATCTGCCTGAGAGCGAGTAGTCGCTTCATTTGTATTAGCTTCGACACGAAGTTTTGCTTCGTCCGCAACCAAACCTTTTGCATTTTCGGCCGCATTTTCGATAACTGTAATATTTTCAGAACTGATATATTTTTTGATCTCTTCTAAATCATTTTGTGTCAATAAGGCTGCCTGGTTGATTTCAAGCGAGACGACAGCAGAGTTCGAAATTTTGAACCCTGTATTAATTTGCATATTGGTAGAAGATTTTGAATCCTTGTCATAGGCGTTCATATATTGGCCTTGGTTGGCCTTCAACACTGCGAAAAGATGTTGCTGGTCGTTTACTTTAACCAAGATAAGGACTGAGTTCAGCGTGTAATCAGCTGCTACAGACGTGCCATCTAAAACAATTTCAAAATAAACAGTGTCATCATTTTTAACTTCAACGTTAGAAATCCAGCCTGTCTGGTTCTGTGAAGCGCTTGTTAGGGCAGTGTCTGTCAGTTGTTTTAACTGGTCATCCGTGTATTTTGTCGTTGAGCCAATCACTGACAACAATTGCAGTTTAGTACCATCGGCAATGGCCTGACTAATTAAGCTGACGCCAGTGGCCGACACGGCTCCAGTAAATTTTTCTGTCATGTCATTCTCCTTTCTATTCGAATGGTTCTTCACGATTGAAAATCATCGCTGTATTAGCTGCGATAACGGTATTAGCAACGAATCCGGCATTATCCATAAACTGAATTGACTGCACATGAACTCCCGCCGCAACAACGCTTTTGATTCGGTTGAACAAGTAATTTTGTTCCCAATCAGTCTTAGCGATATCAACGGGCACGTTAGTGATTCGGATAGCCAATGGTTCCTGTGGATCTGTTGGATTGGGCCGTATTGTCTCGATTCGAATACCTTTTGCGGTCACATTCAGTGAGCTTTGAATAGCACGAAGAATACCATCGACCGTAGCGTCACCTGCTCGAATGATGATTTTTGATTTAATCATCACTCGGTAAAACTCATCGTCTGCGGGACCACGCGCTTGGCCATACTTTTCACCCAACTTATCCAGTGCCGCACCATCTGCTTTATCAATGTTTCGGTAGGCTTCGACACGCTCAAGCAATTCTTTGGCCTCAGACATCGGCTCAGTCACAAAACGAGCAAGTTTTTGTACATTCGTCCCAAATCCATTAATGGATCCGGGCAGTAGTGAAATAAAATCATCAAAATAACTCATTCGACCACCACCGAATCCAATGTGATTGTGGCACGTTGAATATCATCGAGCTTGATGTCCTGCGGTGATAGAGCGGCATCGTCAGTTCCAATAGTGACGTCTGCAACTACAATCCCCGGGATTGAATCGTAGATAGTACGATATAGGTAACTATAGTGAACCGTTTCGCCCATCCCAACTGATTTCACGTAGTCAGCCACAGCTTGCTGAATGAGCGCTGGACCATCTGTCGGATAATCGTCATTAGTCTCAACCTTTACGTGCGCATAAACGCTCAATGGTGAAGGTTCGTCGTAATAAACGCTGTGCTCGCTGCCGCCAATATCCTTGACCCGCACTTCAATACCGCCATATGACTGAACACCAGCAGCGATACTGCCGAAAATAGCTTTCGCAATATCATCTTTATACCCACCATCGACATAAAAGTGCAGTGTCTTTGGGGGATTACCAGATTCATCAACTTCTAAAGAGTCGTTTGCCACGATTTTAATCGCATTAACACCGTTCACCTCGTACAATGCTGAAATCAAGCCATTATACGGGCTACTTGGTGCTTCTTGGCTGGCTTGTTCAAGTCTGTTACGCAACTGATCATCTGTTTCCAAATCGGCACCACCGTTGATTTCACCGACTTGTACTAAAAGGATTTCTTCAACGGGCGTCACCTGATCTGCAGGGTATTTATCATAAATCCCTGGTTTGTTGTATTTCACACCGTTGCCATTTGCATAGAGTAGTTTGCTCTCGCCAATCCCAATATTCTGGTCGTTATAACTCAACACACCGAATCCTTGCTCCGTGAGATCAATTTGCTTTTGACCTGTATCAACAAGCGTCACAGGTTCACTATTCATGTAGATCAGTCCATCCTTAGTTTGGAACATGACACCTGCGGGCACTACATAACCAGCAACACCATAAAATTTGATTGAGCCCATTGCTGCCTGGGGTGAGCGCCGCACTAGTCCGAGATTGGCTGCTAACTGATCAAGCGTTGGCCCTTCGGCGCTATCAATAAATTGTGACTGGTAGACCGACTCAGATAGCTCATAGACTTTATTCAGAAAAAACGCAATTAAGCGTATAAAAATACCACCAACAGAATTGGTGGCCGTGTTAGCTTGTTCGCCGAATAATTGGTGCCATTTGTCAATTAACTGCTCGACTAGTTCGTTGTATGTTGGGCGTGTGAACCCTTTGTTGTTAAGCAAGTATCATCACCTCCGTGCTTGAAATTCGGTCATCCGCCATAAATTCAACTGTTGCTACCAAATTGCGGTTTTCAACAACTGTCAACGAAATATCATTGACTGCGGTCACCCGCGAGTCCTTTTGCATGGCGTCAGTGATGGCACCCGTCGCATAGGCTTCGTTGTATGCTTTACCGAGCACATATTCTGTGTCCAATCCCATTTCTTCATCTGCAAAGAATTCACCCATTCGTGTCTTCAACAAAATACTGACAGCTTGCATGACTTCATCGATTCCTGATGTCTCAGCAATATCATCAATGTCAAAAACAACATCGTCATCATGGTCTAGCTTGAAATCAATCATCACAACACCCCCACAACTACAGCATCATTGACGTTGTGCATTCTCAAAGATCCCAGCGTAAAATCGCTGTTACCGCCACCCCAGTTTTCAACGGAGCGATCCAGAAAAACCACGATGGCCACATCACCTTTTTTTATTTGGTCAAGGTAAGAAGATTCGCCTTCGAGTCTTATTTTTTGTTGCAAGTGGCGCGCAACTGCGACATTGAGTAACATACCGCGTTTAGAACCTGATTGATTAAGAGCCATTGGCTGAATGTCTGCCTTCTTTTTGTCAGCAGAAACAGAGACGACGCGTCCTAATTGGGCCACATTAATGCTAATGGCCAATTGAGTAGCAAATTCGCGGAAAAACTTAATATCATTATCACGATTAGTGCTCATTGGGTGACCCCCTCAAAACTTGTTGTCGGTTGAGTACCATCAAAGCTGTGTTCACCGTTAAGCACTCGCATAGTAGTATTCACGTACTGTGTTTTCACATGGACCGTCGAGAATGTGGTCATATGGTAATTCAATATTGAGTCCACGGACCATGAGAATTTACCCAATCCATCATCATCGTCAGCATCTTGCCAATCCTCATCACGATCCTCACGAGTAGGGATCTGAAGCAGTCCCGAAGCATAAGCCAGCTCAAAGTTATCTGTGCCTTTGGTTGAACCATAAATGTATTGGACCGTCAGTTGACCGCGCAGATAAAACAGCGACGTTTTGCAGTCGCCTGCAATTGTCGTCAATGTGTCCATTGGCTGCTCATCTGCTGTATAACCATCTTTGTACTTCTTGTCCGTCTTCAGCGAGACAAATTTAAGGTTGATTCCAGCTTTGGCAGCTACTTGCCTAATGATTTGGCTACCGGAAGCTCCTTTAGCAAACGTCAGATTCTGCTTCTTGAGTTTGGAATAGTCCTGGCCTTCAAGGATTCGCAGAACATAGGCCGTGTCGGCGTCTTCCAGTGATGGAATGGTGGTCCGATAGATAGTGCCGCTCACCAGCAGTCCAACATCACCAGAGTACCCAGCAAACACCTTTACGCGATCACCTTTGTTAATACGATTAAAATCGCTCGGATTAATGTTGTAAATCGTGATTTCTGAGATATTTTTGTCTGGCTGGTCCGAGAACGGCACGCTAAAATGAATTTCTACCCAGTCTGGCATCTTGCCATAGCGATAGACGAGGTTTCCGCTCTTGGTTGCCACTTCAACTCGAATTTCAAAGTTGTACTGCTGTTTAGCCATTTGCTTCCTCCTCATCCGACAAAATTAATGTGTCCTGATACAGAAAAACCGTCTTACCGAAGTTATCTTTGGTAATGGCGGTTTCTTTATTTGCTTCATCAAGTGGCACAAGGTCGATTTTTGGCACTTCTGGATCCACCAGTCGCCGCCAAAGTCGCTTACCATACACTAGCCGCTCACCCATCACTACAGGCTGGAAGTCCGAGTCATAAAGGTCTGCAGTGAAAAATTGGCCACTTTCGTTGTAATTAAGACCGATGTACACATTTTGATTGCCAAATTGAGCCTCAAAAATAATTGGCAACTGGTCGTAATCGAGTTCAAATCGTCCTCTAACTGACATTACTTGACCCTCGCTTTCGCACCGATGGGGATTCTAGTATCCGCCCACTTATTCCATGAGCGGAGCGTTGGGATTGAAGTCCCATAGCGAGATGCCCATGCCCAATAGGTATCACCGGCCTTAACCGTGATGTAGGTGCCCTTCTTTGTCGCCGAGCCCTTAGTTGGCGACTTTGGACCGGTGTTCTTGGCACCTACAAAGCTAGAGGTCACTGTCATGACCCAGGTCAAACTGATATCAATCTCCAGTGCGTTCTTATAACCGCCTTCATCATAGGTCTTATGCAGTTCCGAAATTAGCATGTTACCGTGGTGCACCGCTCCGTGATAGGTCAACAGATTGCCATAAAATTGCCAATTAATTAGCTGCTGAAATTTCTTGTCAATTTCAGTCTGATTCTTGCCAAAAATTTTGCCCTTGAACTCCCATGTCTGGCTTTCCCGCTGGGTGTGGTCAACGATTGGGTTGCCACGTTGGACGGGATGAGTCGCAATTGTGTTTTGAATCGCTTCTTCTTCGCTTTCAAAAGAAATTTCAACTTTCTTCTTGCCATCAGATAGAACTGCCATTAAAGCACCTCACTTTCTCTAAATTTCACCAACAGGCATGATCTGGCGCAGACGCTCGCCGATCGCATTACCGATTTTTTGACCCAAACTTGTGGCGTCTTGGCCACCTCCAGTACCACCGCCATTTACGTTCACGGTGATGTTGATAATTGGCGCGTTGCCACCGCTACGTTTCATCATGGCGGCCTTAGAGCCTGGTGTCCCAGTCTCAAGCCGTGGGAGCCGTTTGGTGTCATCACCATTCAGTACTTGAGTACCTTCATCGAGATGGACCATCAGATTGCGAATTGCCGGGAATTTGCCCATTCTTCCGTCCTTAGTCATAAAGGATTCGCGCCAATTAGCGCCTTTGGCATCGTTGACCATGTATAAACCGGCACTCGCGCCACCATTGCCAGACCAATTGGATCGTTTGCCCTTGCCAAACATCGGTGTGCCACCAGCAAGATACCCTTTAAAAGCAGATAAGGCACCTGGTGTCCCGGTTGCTAACTTGCTAGATCCTTTGCCGGCCACATTGGCTGTAATGGTGATTGTCTTTGATTTGAGCGAGTTAATAGCCGTCTGCAATGCCTTGACCTTTGAAGCAGCTGCATCCGCCGAAGCACCAATCTTGCTCATCGCTGATGAAATCCGAGAAATCGCAGATTGTGCTGAACTAACCATTTTGTCAAAAGATGACGTCATGGTGCTGGCTGCTTTGGCCATACCACCTTTAATAGCAGATGACACTTGGTTCATGCCATTTGTCACCGCACCTTTTGTTTCGCTCATGCCTGATTTAGCAGCACTAGTCATCTTATTAAACTGACTTCGGACGCCACTGGTCATACTATTAAGTCCGGATTTAACTGCTGTGGCAATACCTTTAGAACCAGACGATGCTGCAGACTTTGCTTGTGACAATCCAGATCGAACTGCGCTAGTAATCCCCTTAAATGACGATTTACCAGCAGAATCTACTGCTTTTAAGCCAGATTTGACGGCAGTCACAATGCCTTTAGTCCCAGACTTAGCGGCAGACTGGGCGGATTTAAGCTGTGATTTGATGTCTGATGTTAAGGACTTGAGAGAACTCTTAGCACCCTTGCCGGCATCTTTTAAGCCGTTCTTGATTGCTGTCGAAATACTCTTGGCCCCACTCTTGGCAGCAGTTTGCGCTGACTTCAGAGCGGACTTAACATCCTTTGGCACTGACTTCAAAGCTGACTTGGCACCCTTACCTGCATTCTTCAATCCATTTTTAAGTGCATTGGAGATATTCTTTGCACCGCTCTTAGCCGCCGTTGTGGCACTCTTCATACCTGACTTCAGAGCCTGACCAACTGCTTTAGAGGCAGTTTTATAGTTCTTTGACATCGCGGTTGCAGCGGTCTTGTCTGCCTTTGAAATCTGTTTAGTGGCTTCGGCTTTAACTTTCTTCAAATTTGCATTTGATTTTTTAGCTAAGCTTTCCTGTTTCTTGGCCTCTTTTTCAAAAGACTTGGTCTGTTTTGCAACTTCAGCCTTCTGGGCTTTGGTCAGGCCAGAAAGTGCCTTAGCACTAGTCTTTGATGCCTTTGAAGCACTGTTACCCAATTTGGAGATTTTTTTGCTGGAATTTTCAGCTTCTTTACCCGTCTTTTTAACTTCATCAGTAGTCTTTTTGGCATCTTTGGCACCATTGGACTTTTTGGACTTGGATACAGATTCATTTCCCAACTTAGTGCTGGCCTTATCAGCTTTGCTGGCGGTTTTTTCTGCGGCAGAGGCAGATTTGGCACTCTTTGATGCCTTATCTTGCGCCTTTTTTAACTTTTCTTGTGCCTTAATCAATCGGTCGGTGTTCTCTATTTGAGATTGACGATCCATCGTGGGCTTCTTGATTTCTTTTTCCGCTTGTTTAACAGCTGATTTGGCGCTAGATACAGACTGCTTATCGCTTGCAGCCTTTTCTTTGGCCTTGCTTGCTGCTTTAGCCGTATATTCAGCGGTGGCTTTGGCAGTTGCTACTGATTCCTTTTGAAAAGCAGCATAATCGCCACTTTCAAGAGCTGAACTGGCTTTTGCTGCATGAGCTTGAACATCAGCGCTCCGTGTCCCTTGTCCTGATTGGACAGCTCGCATTTGGGCTTTTGCCGTAGCAGCGTTCTTTGCCCCTTTACCTTGAACAATCGCCTGTGCTTGTTGATCAAGTTGAACATTTTGTTCTGCTTCTGCCTGATACTGAGCTGCAGTTTTTGCGCCCTTACTTTTTGGCTTTGGCTTACTCCCACCAAATAATCCGCCTAACCAATTGCCAGCTTTATCACCTAACCATTGTCCTGCTACCCCGCCAGCAACAGTTCCTAGCGGTCCAGCTAGGCTACCAAGCGCTCCACCTAAAGTAGCACCAACACCGCCACCGACTGCACCACCGACTTTTTGGTGCCGTTCTAGACTTCCCGCTTTTGTCGTTGTGACGGCATTCAAAGCATCAAAACCAGCAAACAATGCGTTCATGCCAGGCATACCTTTACCTAAAAAACTGCCTGCTTTGCTCAAACCACCTGTTACCTTTGCTATTCCTGAGCCTAATTTCGAGACACCAGAGCCTAAGAACGATCCGCCAATCTTTTCGCCAATTCCCCCGAGCTTAATTAGAGAATTGCCTTTTAGCTTGGTCATCCATCCCACATTTTGAGCCATACGAGGCCCAGTTGATTCGAGCATACTTTCGCCTTTAGCAATCATCCTGCCGCTGCGGCCTTGCGATAACGCAAATGATTTTTCCTCAGCGGCCAGATCAATTTGATACTGTTTGCGGCCACCATTACCTACATAATCAGCTGGACTAAGTGTTGATTCAAAACTGCTTGCGGCTTTATTCTTAGCCACATTAGCAGCACTTTCAGGGCCCGTAATTCCTTTGCCGTTCATCTTATCGGCTGCCCCGTCTATTTTATTCGCGGCACCCATCATTTTGTCGCCAGCAGTATCTTGTTTTGGCTTGATACCAAACACTTTAGAAATCAGCCCATCAACAGTTTTGCCAACCCCGCCCAGCTTGCCAAGCATTGAGCTAAATGGCGCAAAAGCCTTCGACACAAGGCTTCCCATGCCAGGCAACTTTTGAAAGCCCCGCATCGCGACTGCGAATGCAGTTACTTTGCCGGCGGCTGCCCCAATATCGCTAAGCAAACCCTTAGGAAGTAGTTTCCCAGCGCCTTGGCCCAATGATTTAATCCCGTTGTAAGCAGTCTTCGCATCATTAATGACGCCTTTAATAGTGCTAGTAAATCCTTTGCCAAATCCACTAGCAAACTCTTGCGCGAGAGGGGCAAGATCCTTGCCAACACTGGCTGCTTCTTTTCCCATCTTGCCGATAGCGTCTGCTACCTTCGCCGAAGCTTTAGCCATATCGGTGGCTACACTATCCATTTGCTTCTGGTTGTTGAAGAAGCCAGCAGTCTTTGAAAGAAGGCCGCCTTTGCCTCCGAAAGATTTATTTATTTCTGAGCCGAATGTGGTTTCAAAACTGGTAGCCATGTTCTTAAGGCCATTTTGAACCGATCGGGCAACCCCGCCAATCGTTGAATTATAACGTTCTGAAGCCTTACCAACACCACCGCTATTACCGTACTTATCCAAGCCAGCAAAAGCAGTTTCAGCGTTGACTGCTTCGTAATCCCAATTACCAGATTTATTTTTACCTAACTCATGACCATTTCGACGCTTATATTCATCACGAATGGATCGTGTAATTTTACCGTCCAATAGGTTAAGACTTTTGGCGCCATTCCCTGTCATCTTACCCAAGTCACCAATATTACCCACAGCAGTTTTAAATTGTTCCATTTCCCGCTGGGTAAGCGAATTGGCATCTTGAATGTTAAACATCCCTGTTACGACGTCTTGTGTCTTCTTTAAATTTCCCGAATAGGAGCCAGCATCTGAAGAGTAAATCTGTTTAGCCATTGAGTTGGCTTCTTCAAAGCTGTTACCAGCTTTGATGGAAGTCGAAAGCATAGCGATGTTCGCAGCTGCGGATTGCTTGTTAAGTTGCGCATCCGACATTTCTGGATGGGCATCCTGAATCGAGGTCGCCCACATAGCTTGTCCTGCCTGGCGTTCTTTGATTCCTTCAAAGCCACTAGAAACAAGGCCTTTCGCACCGTCAACGGCACCTGTTACTGCTTGCGCACCGAGCATACCGACTGAAAACATAGCAAAGCTATCTTTGACAGCACCCTTAATCTTGCCCCACGATCCCTCGCTTTTGGCTGATGATTCGCTAAACTGAGCGGCACTTTGGGCCGTCTTCGGCTGGTCATTGGCTGCTTGGTGATATGAATTAGATGCCTTTTCGGCATCAGCAGCCGCTTTGTTCTGAGAACTAGCAACTTTGTCCTGAGCTGAAGCTAAACGTTCTGAAAGAGAAACAGACTCTTTCAGTGAACTGTTCAGCTTCTCACCACCGGCTGCTGTTTTGTCCATGCTTTCTGTCATAGCAGAAAAGGCGCTAGTGCGCCCACCGGCCTCACTAGCGCCCTTTAATTTGGCTTCCAACTTATCAGCACTGACAGTTGCCTTTTCAACATCAGCGCTCAATTTTGTTGCAAAACTGGAACCTGCGCCTCCGCTTGAAAGTCCTTGAGCGGCAGCCTTCAGCTTTTCCAATAAAGAATTAGCTTTTTCAAGGTCGCTAAGACCTGTCACAGCCATTTTTGTTGTGATTGTTGTCTCGTTAGCCATTAACTATTCCTCACTTCCATGCGTTAGCTCCCACTTTTTATTAGCTAACTCGTTATAAAGTTGCACCTCCTCCACAGTGGCTAAATCCATCGTCTCCTGGCTCACAATCCCCATCATGACTGGGAACCATAAGCCCATCTGGTCGTCAGCTCGACGGCTAATGACAATGTCGTTTTTTCTAGTTAAAGCGTGATCCACAAAACAAATCTGCCGCAGTCATGACCTCTTTGTAGCCTGGCCGAGTGTCAAAATCATCAAGGGTTAGTCCATGTGGTGCGACAATGACGTTTTCGCAAAGCATTTCGTTATACAGCGCTTCGGAAAATACGCCGTTGTCCAAGCGAGATGAATCGAGCATTTGCTGCATTTTTCGGATACCAGGGAACTGGAACGTGTAATGCCATTCATAGCCATTTTCGTCTGTGAATACGTAATCCTCGTTGTGAGCTAAGCGGTCAATCTTAACGGGTTCTGGAGCCTTCTTTGTTTCTGCTAATTTTTGACCATTTGCAACAGCTGTTAATGTTGCTGGCGCTTGTTGTTCTGGCACTTCAGGGTTCGGGGTGGCTTGCAAAGATGCTGCATTCACTGGTGCTTCTGGTGCCACTTGCTGGCCCTGAGTTGTTGGTTGTGTTTGTTGTGTGTCTTCTACTTCTGTCATTGATTGATTCCTCCAGATTTTTATTTGTGGTGCAATAAAGACGTCGGGAGTCGAACCCAGCGCCTTTGAGTTGATGCTTATTTTGGATCCATCTGCATGTCCAAAGCTTCGATTGTAAATGTCCGCTTAGGTGTGTCCTTACCGTAAGCTGCAGACGGTTGCCGAGCGATCAAGCACTGATTAGCAGTGATTTTTTCAATTGGCGTAATCACAACAACTGAAAAAACCTCGTGAGTATTTGAAAGAGTGAGCAGCGTCTTATAATCTCGAGAACTACCAGACAAGTTCACCGTGATTTGGCCTAGGTGGTTATTGTTAATTGCCATTGATGGTGAGCCTTGTGCATCCACATTTGTCCGGACCTGGTCTTCTTTGTATTGAGCAGAGAACATATCGTTTTCTTGAAAGCCTTGGATAACACGTCCATTGATTGAAATGGACACGTCCATAGCGTTATAAACTGGAATATCTTGTGCCATATTTTGTTAGCTCCTTCCTAAAGTAAGACCGTGCCGCGAACAGTGACGGAATGAATTGCGCCTGAACGACGGTAACTAAATGACAATCCGGAGTAATGCCGTTGAGCGATATCTTCGGCAGAGGTGTTATCGCGAGATTGTGCCGTAACGGTGTATTCCCCGGCTCCAGTCTTGTCATTAATCAAAATCACGCCGTTGGCTGTGGCTTGGAGCATAACTGCAGTGGCTGTTGCTTCGAGTTGAGAAATCCCTGTACCATCGAAGCTAATCTTTGAAGATGTTGATAAAAGCTTCTGCAAGTCACTTTCCATGCTGGCCTTGATCCAGTCATCGCCGTGGAGGGAATCGATGAATTCACCAGATACAGTGAAACCTTCAGAGGTCTGTTCAATTCCTGCTTTTTTGACGTAAGTGATGATGCCGTTCTTGTGTAGCTTGTCGACCTGAGCCGCGTTGTAATTGACTGCCTTGACACCAACCAAGTTCTTGAACTTCCAAGTGATACTGCCCACTGTTTGGTTTGCTAATGCGCCAATCAGCGCACCGATACCGTAGTTAGAGCCGTCAGCGTCAGCCCCAGAAGCAAACACAATAGTGCGTTGGTTGCCGAAGAACTGTTGCTTAATGGTTTCAGCCTTCGTCACTGTTTCATCCGTGGCCACTAATCCGGTCACATAAAAACGGCGAGCCTTACCCTCCACATAATTGGAAAGGGTCATAGCATCGCCGTCCTTGATTGGGTGATCAGTGCCATTTGCTACCAAGGTCGCAAACTCCCAGTTATCAACGAAATATGTGTCCAATGCTGTTGTTAAATCGGCATATGTGATGACATATAACGTCTTTGAGTGCATTGCCTGTGCAAAGTATCCGCGAGCAACGGATAATGCATCCGCGCTTTCGATATCAGCAGACAAATCATCAATAGACAGATAGGTCTTTGAGCTGTTTGCTGTTCCGGGCATAAAAATAGCCAACGTCCCCATGTTTAACGGGGAGGCTGGCTGTTGGACGGTGAGAGATACCTCAACGTCAGATAGTGAGTTAATCGCCATATTTATTCTCCTTTTGATGTAAATTCAATGTTATCAATTTGGTAAGGCACTTCTTTTTCATCCGCTTGTAGCCGGAGCCGTGCGTCAAAACCGACCATTTTGGCGTAGTTGCCAGCTTCAGGCAGATAGCGGACATTCGGATCCATCCGTTCGACAAGTACAATGTGGTTTTTATCGTAGAAGTCCCACGAATCAACCTCGTTTAGCTTTTCTCGCAACTGATTAGTCAGATTAAGGGCTTGAAGCTTGTCCATGGCGTAAACCGTAAATGAGACAATACATTCAAATGCCCGACTGCCGTCATCTTCAAGAAAGTTAAGCTTGATATGCGGACTGATAATATCGAACGCAACAAATGGTGGTTTAGGTTGCTTTCCACCGCCATTCATTTCGATCATTGTTAGCCCCATATTGGCGACAATCTTGCTAAAGACCATGTAAAGCTTCTCGTAGTCATACACTGACAGCCGCCCCCATTTCGTCTTCATAAGCGTTGAGGTAATAGATAGTGACGTTTGAGTAGTTGCTATAGTCATCGCGACCCACGACAATCATTTTGTCCTCGCCATGTTCGATAATAGTGCCGTCAGAATAATCACCTAGAGAGAGCCACATGGCTTGATATTGCTCAATAGCGCCAATATCACGCAGTTGGAACATCTGTGAATACTCACCGATTCGATTTAGCGGCACCAGAACTTCACTAACGGTTGCCGGTTCCGCGATTGATTCAATGTAGCGGCCATTCACCCAGTCACCATTCTTCTGATAAACCTTCAAATCAACGCCAAACGAATGAATCAAGTCGGCCATGTCCAGATAAAAAGCCATGTTATTCCCCCTTTCTCCAGGTGACAGCGCCGATCATGTCACCGGTATCAATTAACGGTTGACTGCTGCCCTTTTTCTTAATCGTGGACGGCGCCAATGGTGCGAAACCACCCGCTTTGATGGTCTGCTGAATACTAGTAGCCATTTTGGGACCCAGTTGAGCAGCAACGTCCGCTTCAGAACCGTTCATAACTGCCACCATGAGTGGCCGTACAAACGCTGTCCATTCTGACCCGTGCTCATACAACGTGTTACGTAAAAAGGGACGTGCCGGAATCCCCCGAGACGTCCCATATTCGTTCCACATTGCCTTTTGTGCTGCAAAGCCACCAAATACCCCGGCAGACACAGATTGCCCGTCAACCTGCTTTAATCGGGCAATCATTTCTTCGAGACCTGAGTCTCCTTCAACACTGCCTTCAAGTTCGATCATGCCTTCACCGCCTTAATAAAACATCGCCACATTCTTGCCGGCCAAATCATCTAGTCCGGCTTTCATGCGCAAATACTCATCAATATAAGCATCCTTGCCGCCGGCATCGAAATACTCACGTGACAAGACAGCAGCTTGTTCCTTCTTGACGTGTTCGTTACGGTTAAATGCAATGAAGGCATAATGAGCGGCAAGATAGCTAGCAGCTCGAACAATGTCATCACCACTAAAGCCATCCTTACCGGCCTGAGCATATGCGTCCGTTGCAAAAATCTTGAGCGTAGCGTCATCAATGCCGGTGATTTGTGGCGCAATCAGTTTGAGTCGCGTTACTACGCCATCAAATGTATCCATAGGTTAGCCCCGCAGTTCGAAATAGATTGTTCGGCCAACTTTAAGCACATTGGAGCCCAAGTTATTAACAAACTTGACCCAGCCGACTGAGACACGGTGTACCGTGGCCACCGTCGCAATGTCATCGCCTTGTTGGACAATGTAGCCACCATCATCTGGAACGGGCGTAGGCGCGTCCTTTGTAGCTGCTGCACTCTTTGCTGTTGATGCCGCTGATGTGGCAGCACTAACAGCTTGGCTTGAAGCACTCTTTGCCGTTGATGTTGCCTTAGACGTCTCGCTGGCCGTGCTCGTTGCTTGAGAGCTTACTGTACTGTCAGTCGTAGCCGCTACATCAGATTTTGGATCATCATTACTAGTCTTCGTTGTTGCCATCTGCTTCTACCTCCTCGTTACTCTCTTCAACGGCTTCGATAAAGCCGCCATTGACCAGCTCTTCAACACGAGCCTTAGTCTTGGACCCAAGGTAATTCTTGAATGGGTAGTTATCCCCGCTCCAATAAATGTGCTTTTGACCGGTTGGGTCGGCAGACGCACTGTTTTTATCAGTGAAGTCCTTAATAACCTTGTACATTAGCTACCTCCTATGCTTCTGGTGGTGTCACGCCACCTTGGACAGTTGCTGGCTTTTCGGCTGTTTCAAAAGCGTGTAGGACGTAAACGCCATCGACCTTTTCGAATGTTGGTGTGACCTTTTGAGATACCTTGGTGACCGTAGTTACCGGATCGTTTTCTAAGGTTGTAACAACTGCGACACCAGTATCGACAATCCGCATATCAATGTCTGGTCGAGCAAGCAAGTCAATTTCTTCTGGTGTTGGTGAAAATACTGTTGCACCAACATTTTCAGCTGGCAAGAACACTACATTACCGTCTGGAATAAACTTGACCATCTTGCCTTGTTCATCGACATAACCCTTGTTGTAGACTTCAATAGCCAGGCCAAATTCATCCGCAATGTAGTTGGTCAACACATTCCGTGGCAAGCTGACAGCTGCCGTGTTGGCATTATTAGCAAGTAAAGTGGACTTGATACCGTTGCTAGCAATCAAGGCGTTAAATGTGACTGAGTTCATGATTACACGTGTCAAAGAGCTACCGTTTTCTTCACCGATTAAATCGATAGCACGGCGAATATCTTCAGTTGGCTTCGAGTTATCCTTGTCGGTCCAAGCCGTTGAAGCGCCCGCAATACGATTTGCCTGCATCTCAAAGTCTTCATCGTATACTTGACCGTTCCCGGCAATATGATATTTACCGGTTTGTAAAACGCTCATCCGCATAATTTCGCGAACAAGAGCTGCACCACGAATGAGTTCCGCTGGTTCATCGTAAATCTTAGATAAAATAAGATCCTTTTCTGCTTGATATGGTGAATTGGCTACCCGAACTAATTGTTCGCGAAGTTCTTCGTCGATATACTTTGCTTCCTTGAAGTTCTTGGTAGTCACGTGAATCTTTTCCATACCTTGGCGATCACGCATGATGGCCTTAGTATCTGGCGCTGATGGTGATAAAGGCTTTGGTGCCCGGCTCAAGCCACGCACATAGTCGATATCTTTAGTTGCACGCTTTTCGTTTGGAAAAAGAAATTCACCCAAATAAGGTGCTTCCAATTGTGCTTTTGTTTCCCAGTAGGCTGCAATTTCCGCACTGTTAATGTCTTCAAAAATATTTGGCATGCTGTTCCTCCTTTACTTATTCCGTTTGAAGAATGTGACCTTGCCATTTAAGGCCGTCTTAGCTTCATCCGTGATTACGACACCGTCAGGCAAACGATTCTCGTTGATGTATCCATTAACAATCAAAGTCCCATTACCCTGGCCGCTAGTCACATCAACATCATGTTCAAGTACCCCTTGCGCTTTGTCGTTATTAGAAACTACCAAAACCGCTTGTTCATCCGCTAAAGCAGAATTGTCACCACCAACTGGTGTGCCAGCTGGAATAATCTTGCGACCTGTAGCATCTGCAGGAACGCCCGTGCCGCCTAAAACGACGCCAAGAGCCACTTTATTGGCGATTGTGCCAAGCACTTGCTTGGTTGCGCCAAATGTTTCTTTACGCATATGTTTTCCTCCTAATGTTCAAAAAATTTGTGTTGATTGGCAGCTGATTGAACCTGTTTCTGGGCTAATTGGGCACCTAAGCTCCCAGCCTTGGCAGGCTTTCCAGCACCACGTTTAATTGGATCTCCGCTCAAAAAGTCCTTTTCAGCCGACTTTCGAATACGCTTTGCTAACTCGATTAATTGGCCCACGTTGGCTTTCGTTGAATCAGCTTCCGTTGTTACGACAAGGTTCAAATCATCATCTGTCACTTCGAGGCCAGCAGCATTGAAAAGGCCACGAGCTGTGTCGCGCATGTTGCGCTTGTCCAGTTCGGCTTGTAGTCCGGCTGCTTTCTCTTCAAGTACCTTCCGTTCCTCAGCTGCGCGATCGTCATCGCTCATACCTGCTAAACGTTCAGCTTCTGACTTTTGTTTTGCTTGCTGTTTTTCCCACTTTTCGCGTTTGGCAGCAACAATCTTGTCGACGTCTTTGTCGGTATACTTTAGTTCTGTGTGTTCCTCGCCTTCATCAGTAGCTGCATCGTGGCTTTCACCGCTTTGGTTTTGGCCCTGAGTCTCTAAAGTAGAGTTGTCGGGCCCACCCGCAGCACCGGTATCAGCATCAAACAGACGAACTAAATGAAAATCTTTGTTGAACATAGTTAAAACTCCCTCCATAGCTTTTAAAAGTGAATCAATGCTTGCACTTCCATGGCTTTTAATGACTTCAATGCTTGGTCAAACCTATTTTTGAGCACAAAAAAAGCACAACCAAATGGCTGTGCTATTCAAAGTGTGGAACAATGCTACAACGACAATTCCTATGTGTGTCTTCGGGAATGTTTGGTGCTGCGTCGATCATGAACGGACCTTGAGCTGATAAAGCAGCACATCTAGCACAAACGCCTGGCTCAGTGTGCAAATCTACCATTTCAACGTCGTTCTTTCGATAAGCCAGCATATTAATCTCGAACTTCATCTTCGCCGATTGCGTGCGCACAATCATTGCAATTGTTGCTGTCTGGGACAACAATAAATCGCTCATTGATTTCTTTCTGGATGACCCGCTGCTAGTCTGCGATGACAGGAAGTCTTGGAACTCTTCCGTACTGTTAAAGCCTGAAAGACGTTTAACGAGTTCACCAGAAATGGTCATGATAGTGCGGTCACCAGTCAGCCAGACGTCATTCATCAGATTAATGGCTGGGGGCAACTCATCTCGTGTAATTTTCTTGTCGAATAGTGCGTTCATTCTGTCGAATTCTGCATCTCGATCACTGTTAATTCTTGCTTGTGCGACTTTTAAATTCTCTCTTGTCATCTTGAGTACTGCAAGTGACGCAATAGCGCTCATCATCATACCAACACTAACTCCGGCTAGTTTGCCCATGGCCGTTACACGAGCGTCTTCTTCGGGCAGCCATCCATCCTCTTTGAGCTCATCAATAGCAGCTTGCCACTGTTGAATATCCCACTTAGACACCTTCTGCATTACCTGGCTAACAGATATTCCCTCATCGGTCGCATAGTGGGTATAAAACGGCAGGAGATGGGAACTGATATAAATCAGTGCTTCCTTGGTCTGTTTGTCTAGCTTCGTAGACGTGGCCTTATCCGACGCGATTAGTTGCTCAATCCACTGTTGTTCTTGCTGGTCCGTTATCATCCGCTACACCGGCTTTCTGCTGATCAGTTTGAGCTTGAGAAAGTGCTTTCTTGACGACCTCAGCTGTGGCGTCTTGCATTTCGCGTTGTTCTTGCTTGATTTGTTCCATTTCTGCGTCTGGATCCTCAATAAATGGCAACTGCTTAAACAGTGTCTTGTTGCTGATCTTGCCGTACAAGTAATTGACTGCTTGACCATCCTCAAGAAGGTTTGTTGGAACATCTTGGGTAAACTTAAACTGCAGCTCACGCCAGGCGTCTGTTGGTACATCAGCATAAGACACCGCAAACACACACTGAAACACCTTCCGCAAAGCCGAGCGGAACTTCAGTGACTTGTCTCGGGCCATGTTTTGCATAGCTTGATACTTTAGGCGAAGCGAAACACCGCTGGGATTGCCACTGAAGGATTCGTCATTAAGATTCGTGACGTTGGAAATCTCATAAATCCCATTGGATAGCCGATTGATGAGGTTTTCTTGACTAGTGTCAGCGTCAGGCCGATCCAAATACCGAGCATCTGAATCACCCGCGCTTTGTCCTTTGATATTCAACAGGCGGTTATCCTTCATATCAGCAATTTTGTCGGAATCAATCGACGCATTCTTAATAAGCAGCATTGCATCCGCAAAATAATCGATATCGTTAGCCTTTTGACTGACGGCCTTGTCGAGTTGGTCAATTAGCGTCGTGATGTCTTCAAATAACCCCATACGCTCCGTGTTCTCGGCCACCTCGATAATTGGGACCATCTTATATGGATTAGCAATCACTCGGTCCTGGTCAAAGTAATTCGCGCTGGATGAGCGCATCACCAAATCACGCCGATAGTTGCTATCGTACAAAGTCACTTCAAGCTCTTTCTGATAATTGCGATGATAAATGACTCCATAACGCACGTCATGGGCTTCCGTGTCATCGTAAATCAAAAATGCATTGAGTGGACTCATTGGCGCTATTTTGGCTTTGCCATCCTTTGACTGATAAACCAAGAAATAGGCATGACCATACATCGATGATTCCTTGGAAATCTCTGCTGAGACGTCTTCAAAGTCGTTCACGTTGATCCATTCGGCGATGAAATCATCAACCGTCTGGTTAGCGTGATCAATCTTCACGGGATTACCGATAAAATAGCCATTAAACGTGGTCACAGCCTTCCGTGGAAAATTGAATATAACTCGATTGTCCGGCTTGTATTTAGGCTTGCCAGGCTCCTTGAAGATGTCGTGCTTCCCGCGATAATAGTCGCGTTCCTTGGCATACTTAGGCCGAAGATGACTACTGTGATAGTCAATCAGATTCAACAAATCAGCAGCAGTAATCTCAACATCCGCTGGATATGTGAATTCATCATTATAAGTAATTCCAGCGCGGTCCAGAAAGTCTGGGTCAAGTCCCGGAATGTCAACTTCTAATGCCATCTAATTTCTCCTTTCTAATCAATTTTGAACGTTTCGACGACCGCTGATGGGTGATGCTGCGTATAAATTGCATATCTAATTGCATCCATCACGTCATCATTTTGTTTAACTGGTTCGCCGGTCTTTTCATCCCAGATGTACTGATAAATCTCGTCGAAGAAGTAACCATTGTGATCACGGTTCTCAAGGTCAACTAGGCCATCACGAGAAACAAAAAAGCGACCAGTCTTCATCAGCTTGGCCACTTCTTCAATTCCGGATAGTTTTGATTTGTCCGCATAGAATACATTGATGCCTTCTTCGTCAAACCGCGCCACATGTTCCGGCCGCGCTGAATCGGCATACATTGGGATTCGACGGCCGTACTTACGTTGCACCTGTTTAGCCTGATCAACCCAATAGTCAATTTCTTTATGCTGCGCCGTTCGTTCTTCGAGCAAAATAGTATTACCAGTGCCATCGTCCGCCAGCACAACAATCGTGCCTTTGTGCTCGTATCCCCAGTCAACGCCACAATAGACAGTGGTATCAGCTGGCAAGTCGATGTGGTCCTCAACCATGCTGCGCTCATCAAAGTCAGCGTACACGACGCCTTCGCCATTCACCCATAAACCTTCAATCGAGCGGTCGTAGAGCATGCCAGATGGAGTTGCCGCCTTTTGCGATTGAATGTACTCAGCGGGCAAAAATTGGGCATTATCATCAAGTCGAAAGTGATTCGCCATGATGCGTGCTTCTGGATCATGATTATCGATGTAATTCTTCTTTAGGAAGTGGTTTGGATTGTCAGGGTTGGTATCACAGATGATTCGGGCTCCTGGCGCAGAGCACCGGTCATTGATTTCAACGAATACTTCTTTGTTAGCCAGGCTGGCTTCGTTGATGTAGGCACCCCAGGCTGTCATCCCACGAATAGCACCAAGACCGGCAATGGACCCTGTAAACGTCTGAACAACCTTAACGCCGAAAAGCGTAAAAGAATTGTGTTTATCGAACTTGAAGTTGAATCCATACTTGTTACTTAGTTCTTGCAGTATGTTGTTTTGAATCGACTTAGACGAATAACCACCCAGAATGTACATCGGAGTTTTGACCCCAAATTCGGTAGCATTTTTGCGCACTCGCCGCAGCTCCATCAAAAAGAGATCGTTATCGATGACAGTCTTGCCAGACCGCTTAGCACCGTGATTAATCATCATACGCCAGTCGGTTGTGACCGCCTCTTTGAGGACCTTAATTTGCTTTTGTGTATAAATTGCTTCAAGCCCCATCCTCGGTCACCTCCTTCTTTGCTGTATCTGAAATCTTGTCGAGTACATCAGCCAGCTTGTCTTCGTAGCCTTCACCGTCATCCGTTGCTTCCTTGGCATGTACTTCAGCAATTGCAGCCTCTGCTTTTGTCTTATCAACGGTTGCCTTCATGCCTTCTAACTTAAGGCGGCGCTCGTCATGAGCATCCGTCATCGCTTCAAACTGTTTGATGAGTGAACCAAGCGTTGTCATGGCCCTTGATTGTGCCGCCAAGAAAGTGGCTTGCTTGTCCCATGCATACTGGATATCAAAAGCCGTCGCCATGGTCCCAGTACTAGAAACATCACTGCTTACATCTTCATGATCAGTAACGTGCATGATTTTCTGCGACCGGATAATTGCAGCGTATTGGATCATGATATTGTTCCAGATGATATCGCTAGGTGATGATTCGCCAATGGCATCAATCAAATCCCTTGTGTCTTCCGGCAGCCAATTTGCAAACAGGCCATGCGAAACAGCATTCTTATTGCCAGATGGAGCACCTCCACCAGAATTACCTGTGGCGTTCTGATTCGCCCGCAACGTTCCGTAACGCTCCCTTTCAATCGGAGCGCTCCTTTTCGCGTTACTATCCCAGCCGTCCTCCGACTTCCACTTTCGAATCGTACTGGGAGATGTGCCAAGTTCATCAGCAATATCCTTTAGTTTTCGTTCCCCACCGGATTCTTGCCACAACCGAAAAGCTTCATCCCGTTTCGGATTTTTAGGTCTTGCCAATCATTTCACCACCCCCTCAACCGTGTTTGTTTTGTAAATAACGCATAAAAAAAGACGCCTAAGCGTCAGTCGTTTGTAATCTGTACTTTGTAATCCTTGTAGAAGGATATAAGGATATCCATTTGGTTTACGAGCCGAATAAACATCGCAAAAGTGACTCTATCTGGTGGAAATCGGCCATGCATGTATGAGTGCCTTGTGAAAACGTTGATGCCATTCAATTGAGAGAAATCCTCGGATTCATACAGTGGGCGTAATAAGCGTAAAGCAGAGTTAGCAGCTTCAGTAAATATCCACTCTTCAATTTTGTTGTTGTTTAAAATATGCCTAATGCTAGTGTAACCGAACGTCCATTTGACTTGCACTGTGCCGTTATCAAAAATAATGCCAGCCCTTTCCATCAACATAAAGAGGTTAGATACGCATAGTTTATACTTGGTCCAATCTTGTTCCAGAAGTTCAGCCATTTGCTTACATAAATCCTTATATTCACTTTCCACGTAGCCGTCTGCCCACTGATACAACGTGGTCACAAGGACTTCGCAGTTGCGTCTGGTATATTGCTTATACATATACTGATCGAATTCGATTTTGCTGCGTCGTTTAGCCTCAAACAAAACCGATTTCGCAGTCAGCGGTAGCGGTAACGCCCATCCATACTCCTCCAGTTGACGAACATCAAATGATTTAGGATTAAATTGAACACGATTTGCAATTGTCTCAATATTCTGACGCACGGCTGTTAAAACCGCTGTTAAAGCGGAATCAGGGATGCTTTTAAAAATTGGCAATTGACTATATATCGATTGCGAAAATGTTTGTGCAATTTTTGCGTATTGCTCAGATTGTCTACGGCTGTATTCAACTACCGCATCTACTGGTATAGCAGAAGACAAAGCGCTAGCCGCAATCGAATTAGCAAAGGGAATATTCATTGAATTAAGGACTTTTGCCTGAACTGCATATTGCTCCAGTAGATGTTGAACCGGTCTTTTAATCTGAGCAAATGGACTCATCCTTGTATTTAACTGATTAACAAGTTTTTTGTAGTCTGCGCTCTGCCTTTCACTTAGCCAATCTCCAGTAGGCACAACGAACTTCTTCATATGAATCGCCTCCACACTAAATACTACTTGATATTGTGGTTGGCGTACATAAAGAATTTATCAGTCAATCCTTCCATACTGGCTGATTGCTTCTTTATCAAAGTCCACGAATACCTCAAGCAATCGAGCGCCTTTGAACACACGGGCCAACGGGTCACCTTCACGGGCCTTGCATTTGCGCGTCGGCATCACCCGAAATAGAGCGTTTGAAGTGTCTCGCCGTATGTTGTTATTGGGATCAAGATAAACTGTTGCATGATACCCGTTTTTCTTGTTTCTCAAGAATGCTTCCTTCTTATCAATCTCATTTAGGTGCTTTTCTTCAGTCATATTTAAATTCTCCAATTTTAATTCAAGACAAAAAAAGACGCCCCATGTCGGCGTCTCTTACCCAAAAACTAATTTCTGATATCAAATTCACTCTGGCTTAATTTACCGAGAGTGACGTTCTTATTGTTCTTAATAGTTCCTGGTAAACGAAAATTAAGTACTGTTTCGGAATTTACAATTTCAACCTCAAAAGCAATTGAAAAGTCAACCTCGCTCGACTTGTACATAGCCATTTCAGACAAATCTATGTTAACGTCTTTCACATCTATTAACTCAGTATCTGGAATATTCCGATACTCTGTTTTTTGCAATTTGGCTTCAAGTTCAGCTAAATCCATTAGAGAATATGGATTGTTTGTTGCTTCAAAGCGCCCCTTAATTCTAATTACTTGCCTTTTTCCAAAAGCCATACCGTATAAAGAAAACTGAAGCTTTCCGGAACTATGACTTTCTTTAGAATTAGTTGAATCAATCCAAAATAGAATTTTTTTCTTTGGCTCGTGGAATGCCGCCATCAAGGATATAATGACTGCAAGTGTAGTAGCTGTTCCACTAACCCAATCTGCAACTGACCCCCACTCGACTACTCCAAAATTCATATAAATCACCTCAACAAAAATAGTACCCGATTATCAAATCAGATACTACCTTGAGGCAAAGCTATTCAGTTTTTAAGTCATTCACGGTGAGGTACCGTAAACGCATGATTCCGGTGGGTCTCGAGCCCACATTACCGCTCATAATACAATCGTTACTATAAGGCGTTGTTTTTCCATTAAACTACGAAATCAAAATGGCCGTGGCAGGATTCTAACCAGCGTGCTTAATATGGGATTTTACACGGCCAATGCAACCAGCAGGAATCGAACCCACAGCTGTTAAGCTAGACCACTTAGTGATTGCGCCAATTCTAAAGGAGGTTTACTCATGAATCATCCTGGCATACCCATCTCTGGGTAATACCAGCCAGCAGTTTGACCCGACTGACCGGTGGCATGGATACCGCGCCATGCTCGCAAACGCCCAGTTTTACCGTACTGTCAGACGAATCGCTACCGATTAATCATCGGCAAAACGGTGAGCGGGAATCAAACCCACTTGTGAGCCATCCACCGCCATTTCCTTGGAGGAGAAAATGAAAATCTTCAAGTACCCGGCTGCTTAAACTTGGTACTCTATCATAATAAGACTGTTTCACTCCGGATACAGTTCGGAATTAGTCCTGATTTAGTCCGGAAACACTCCGGTCACGAATTCCGCTGGTTAAACACTAGCAGTTCGTTTGGGAATGGTGGCCATACCTCAGCGAATGCGCATAACGCCTGCTTCTTCGCATAATAGTATGCAGAGTGGCTATAGCCAAGGCGATCCATAATGACCTCATCAGTGCCGAGTTGTTTCATGTAGTAATAGTCCAGTATCTTTGCCCAATTCTCGTCCTGCGCGACGTCAGGCATAATCTCGCGTACAATAACCTCACACTTCTTCACGAATTGTTGATCATCGACGTGCCTTGTGATTTGCTCTTCCGCTTTATTCCCATAGCTGTCCGACCGTGGCATCCCAGTAATTTGTGGTGACTGCAGACTTAGACTCCATCGCGAAGCCATTGCGCGCCGACGTGGGTAATCGCTGAGCACCGCTGCCGCATTATCCGCTGTCTTATCAATGTTGATCCTGCTAAATCGTTGTGTAGCTCGCCCCATTCGTTGCACCCCTTATGCTATAATGTTGTTTGTGTGAACACTATTCAAAAGTGGTAGCGTGTCTTTCGGGGCGCGCTTTTTTGTTTAAAACGGAATTGCTCCGTAACTCCCAACACGATTCATTTCCTCAATGCTGAGACTGTTGAATGCAGCCTTAACTTTGGCTGGAATCAATTCAATTCCTTCCCCGCGCGCTCCTGCAAAAAGAGTGAAATACACATCAAAAATGTTTCTCCCTGCGTCATACTCTTTAGCGATGAAGTTCAACACGATTTTCTGTTCATCTGTCCATTCCAATTTCCTTAACCTCCACTTCCACTCTCGGGTTGTCTGAGTAACGTTTGATGACGATTAGATCGGTGATTTGATTGTCGTCGACATATACAATACCCGTTAAAGCATCAGATACCGCTTTGTAGACATTGTCTAAATCTGGTTTAACTGTCGGTAGTACTTTGCCATTGGCTTTATCGGCCTTGAGCAGCTTACTGCCGGCTTTTTGTATTGGCCGGTATATCATCAGTCGAAAGTCGATTGGGCCTTCCAGCGGGGCGTCGTCGTATGCCTGTTGAGCGCATTGAGCCACAAACGCCTTATAGTTTCGTGACTTGGTCGGATCAACACCTCTGACGCCGTTTTTGGTGCGATAAACGCGAGGTCTGGCCTGTGCTACAGGCTCCCCCGGCACAATAATCTTGATGGTCACTCACTAGTCCTCCCAATCGATTAAATCTGGTCGATGCTGATTGAGCCAATCGACGACCATGTCCCGTTCTGTCCAGGTATGTAACTCTCCAGCATGCAGCTGGTCGTACGTCTGTCGGCTATATCGCAATTTGCGCCGCTGGGCAGTCATTTCCTTGGCTCTCGCTTGCATCTTAAAATCCCAATCAGTCATAGCTAACAAACTTACCCCCAACCAAATCTCGAATGCAGTAAGCCGATATACTAGCTGACGCCGTCACAATCACCATTGCAATCACGGCGTAATCCCATTCGTGCCCAATAACATACCCGATGAATAGCTTGACGCAGGTTAGCGCCGTTACGGCTCCAAAAACAGCCGCCAGTAAATCCATAATAATCAGCGTGATCAGTAGTGCACCCATAAACTTCCTCATTAATTTTCCTCTCGGACTGACTTGCAAAACTTAATCGTCAGTCTTTCTTTTTGTCTTTAGTCTTAAAGTTAAGCCAGTCTTTTGATTTCTTGGCTCGCTCCTCAAATTCACGTTCTATTTGAGCCTGTTTTCGTTGAATTTCTCTGTCCGCTTTGTCGAAGGTGCCTGACAGGTAAATAAAAATAATCAGGTTCAACGTCACCACAGCTACGATGACCCCAATAATCCAAATGGCCGGAGCCTCCCAAATGTATTCGATCAACCCTTTCATCATACAAACCTCCTAAAAAGCAAACATATATCTCGATGCTTTTCTGCTTGATTCTTCACTTTCTATGCGACTCCGATACACCTAGTGGACGAATTCACAGTTGCAATTTCTGAACATTCGTTAAATGCTATATAATTCTTGTAATACATAAAATAAAGGGGATATACATGAAAATGCAGCATAAAAAAACCAATATCAATCGTACTAAGGTATCCGTCACACAGAGTGGAGTGCAAGATTTTACAAAAGCCACCTTATTCCTGCCACTTACGATTGCAACTTTTGCACAAATGACAGGCATGACTTTGAGTATGCTCAAAGTACTTGTTTGGGGGCTCCTAATTTACCAGACAATACAATTGTTAATACTAGGCTGTTTAAGCTTTCTATCTTTGAGCCAGTTTTTCCTGACCGAAGTATTTCTTTTTTCGTTATCTGTAACTAGTTGCTTGATACTCGTCTTTGTAATCATGAGTTTTTTATAATATTCCTTGCATTTAAGTACTTCTGTCACTTCAATTTTTTGGCTTATTTCTCAAGTTAAATCAGAATTCCATTCACCGCCCGGAATCAAGATATTCTCAAACTTCTTGTAAGCGTCAAAGTAAAATTCGTCCTTGTCGCCGTTATAAGTGACTTCGTAATACATGCCATCGGTAATAACTGTTGACAGCAATGCCTTGCTGTTTTGCAGTGTTTTCGCGTACCAGACTACATACACGCCAGCAACATCAAAAGAGAGCTTATCAGCTGGATCCAAATGCTTTGCTGTGTAGTCAGTGACTAACAGCTTGCATTTACTTAAAAATTCCTGTTCATTCATCTTCCTTGACCTCCAGTGATCCAGCATATTTTGCTAGCATCTCATCGAGTCGCTGATTCGCCACGTCATAGGCAGCTACCAACTTATCAAGTGTAGTAGCGTCTGATGTCAAAGCCAGTTTATCGCGCAAGTATCTTGCTGCCATTGCAAATGT